AATGGTGTTTGTTAAGCTCCGAGCTGGGCAAGTGGTCGGCCCAGACAGAGCCTCCCGCTGGCAGTGGCGTTGGTCTTGGGGGTTAAAGTCTTGTGGGTTAACGTCTTGTGACATTGTTGCCTATGCTCTAGCGAAGGAGGAAGAAGAGCCTGCCCCTGAAAAGACAGGAGGGAGTACACCTAACCAATACCGTATCTCTCTCAACCTACCCACGACAGAAGATCGCACCAAGTTTGTACAGGTTGACCTTGAGGCTATGGATGTAATTGATGCACTTGACCTGTCTGGCAATCTGAAGGATGTTCAAAAGGCTCTCTTTCGTCTTGACAAGAAGGTAGATGTTAGTGTACAATATGATCTAACTAAGTCAGTGTTCTATCTGGTTCGGGAATTAAAGAAGCGTGGTTACATCTCCCATGCAAAGTTCTGGGAGATTAGTGATTACATTAGCAAGGCATTGAAGGAGGATTAAATGGAGAATGAAGAAATGCTGCAGGAAATGCTTAACCCTGTGGTAACAGATTACAACAGCTTTGGAGCAGCCGTGTGGACGTTCAACAAGCTGGCTGGAAACCTCCAGACTCACGAGTCTGCCGTGACACTTGTGCAGGCATTGCGTAATCAAGCTCTGCGTGTGTTGGAAGAAGCACAGGAGATTGTGGATGCTTGCAACAAATGGGAGATGCCTGACACAACAGACGAAGAGGCTGTTGAGCAGGTTAAATCAATCCTTGATGGAGTGATTGATACTAACGTCACATCGTTTGGGCTCTTACAGATTGCTGGCCCGTACATGGACACAGCCAAGGCTGCTACGATTATCTGCCAGAATAATCTGACGAAGTTTCATACCACAGAGTGTTCTGCTGAAGAGACAGTAACCTCGTATGGCTTTGACTCTGCTAATGATCGTTATATCACATACCTTGAGTCTGTTTCTATTGAAGGACTTCCCCCTGTGTATGTGGTAAAGCGTTACACGGATAACAAGGTGATGAAGCCAGCAGGGTATGTGTCTGTAGACCTGTCTGAATGTATTGTAGGGCTTGGAGGTGTATGATGGATATTCAAAGGTTCAAGGAATCCATTAACCAAGTCAGGGAAGACTTGGAGACCTCACAAGACAAAATGTTGTGGTGCAGTGGAGGTCTTCACTTAATGGGTATTTATGGGATTAAACTTCAAGACGGAATGAAGTTCAAATATGATGAAGCATCAGAGATAGTCCATGTTGTCTGGGAGAAAGAAAGTGAGCTATCTGGTGGAATCTTTCAGCCTACCAGCCGATCTATTGGAGGAAGTGAATGAAGAAAATTCAAATAGGTGATTGCACACTAATTCTTGGCGATTGCCTAGAGCGTATGAAAGAAATACCCGATGGTAGCGTTGATATGATTTTAGCTGACCCGCCCTACGGCACAACCGCATGTAAATGGGATTCTATTATTCCGCTAGAACCAATGTGGGAGCATTTGAAGCGTATAATCAAGCCAAACGGGGTTATAGTGATGACTGCGAGCCAGCCGTTTACCACTACACTGATTGCCAGTAATATGAAGATGTTTAAGTATTGTTGGGTGTGGGATAAAATAAGAGCATCTAACTTTTTTGCCGCGAAGTTTCAGCCACTAAACAACACAGAAGATGTAATAGTTTTCAGTCATGGTGGATGCAACAATGGAACTAAGAAGCCCGTCCCGTACTTCCCACAAGGCATTGAAAATTGTAGTATTGTAGCAAAAAACAGCAAATCCGTAGGTGGCAAGATTGGAGACGCACACAAAACATCTATGGTGCGTGGCGGGGAGTATAAGCAAACGACTACTGGATACCCGAATAAGGTGATAAGGTTTATACGAGACAAAAAGTCAGTCCACCCAACACAAAAACCCGTAGCTTTAATGGAATACTTAATTAAAACGTACACCAATGAAGGTGAAACGGTTTTAGATTTTACTGCTGGCTCATTTACAACAGGCGTTGCTTGTGTAAACACTGGCCGGAAATTCATCGGTGTTGAAAAAGACGAGAACTACTTCAACATTGCTGTCGAAAGGATAAAGAAAGCCCATGAAGAAAATTCTAGCAGTGCCTGCACAATTACCAGAGGAGAATAGTGATGATTGAAGTAGCCCTCTGGTCTTGAAGACTTGCAGTAAATGTACATTATCCCTCTCTTTGGAATGTTTTTCAGTTACAAAACGAGATATAACCGGAGCCCCTCTTTATTACAATAGTTGGTGCAATTCCTGCAGAACAGCTCAAAATAGAGAAAGACTTGGACGATGTAAAAGGCCAAAGCCTCTAGAAGAGGTTGGAAAGAAACAATGCCTTCATTGCCAAAGCCTCCTACCTCTTGAACAGTTTAGTGCGAGCAAGCGAGGTAGGGGTGGAAAATCGGCCTACTGCCGCCCCTGCCAAAGTGAACGGTACAGGGACGCTGGAAAGAGTAGGGAGGCCACAGCTAGGTACAGGCTTAAAAATTCTGAGAGGTGGAAGAGTTTACATAGACTGCACCAGTTTAAACGAAGACACAAAATTGAAGCGACAAGTGATGGGACTGTCACAGATGAAATCCTCCTCCAGATATACAACACACCCCTTTGTTTTTGGTGTAAAGAGGAGACTCCTCAAAAAGATCGGACGTTGGAGCATATCGCTGAGCTATGTTCTGGCGGTAAGCATACAGAGGATAATGTGACAATGGCTTGTAAAAGCTGTAACAGTAGGAGGTTAAATAGAGATGGTACTTATAGAAGGTAAGGGGTGTATTTCTGCTAAGATTATTGCTGATAGTTGTAGCAGCAGCTCCCCAAGTAGACTCACAACTTTTGAAATAACATATCCAAGATTCATTCACTCGGAATTTTTAACGCATCGCTTGTTTAGCCGTAATGCTGCAAGCAGCCGGGCTATTCCTGTGAAAGCTATGCTAGAGCAGGTAAGAAGTAATCCAGCCATGCCTATTCATTGGGGGGCTAACCAGCCGGGGATGCAGGCTAAAGATGAGGGTAATAATGCAGTTTATCTGAAGGAGGTATTAGCATGGGAGGCACAGCCTGACGCAGACTTGTTTGAAGTTGTTGACCTCTCCTACTCAAGAGAGGATGCTTGGTTTGTGGCGGCAGAGAGTGTAGCAGATATTGCTGAATCTTTTTCCAAAGCTGGCTACCATAAGCAGATTGTAAACCGTTTGCTTGAGCCGTTCCAGATTATGAAGACTGTGGTAACTGCTACAGAGTTTGACAATTTCTTTTATCTCCGTTGCCATGCAGATGCACAGCCAGAGATTAAAGAGCTTGCAGAGTGTATGTATCAAGCTTTGCAGCAGAGTGCAGCAGAGGTGTTGCATCCGGGGGAGTGGCATACACCGTATGTTAGCTTTGATGTTATCAGCAGGGTACACTTTATTGACCTTGGCCCTGAGAAAGACCAGAAGTGGATTACTATAGAGGAGGCACTCAAGATCAGTGCCAGTTGTTGTGCCCAAGTGAGCTATCGTAAGTCGGATGATAGCCTTGAAAAAGCTTTGCTAGTTTATGATCGTCTTGTTGAGAGCAAGCCTGTACATGCCAGTCCATTTGAGCATCAGGGGACACCTATGGACTATGATGTAGGAACACAGGACGGATGCTGGAATTTGGAGAATGAGTACTCAGGGCATCCTACTATGCGGGCAGTAACACACTGTGACAGAGGCGGGAACCTCTGGTCTGGTAATTTCAAAAGCTGGATTCAATACAGACAGATGATTAAAGACAATGTATGCTGGGAGTATCCAGTTGGAGTACAAGATGAAGAATGATAATAAAGTAAAAGCATACGTTCCGTTTGTTCTGTCAGAGGCTGACTTGATGCTGCTAGACGGTTACAGTCCAGAGCTCTCTGTAAGTGGCCACGCTGCGTTGGGAGCAATCCTGTACAAGAATGGTATGGATGTTATCAACTACCCTGTAACGATTAGAGAGTGCCTTCACAGACCTCTTAGTAGCCCTACAAAGGTAGTGCAAGGGCGTATGTTCTGTGGCGCGGAGAGACTTGACCTCCTCTGGAACCAAACAGGAGCTATGTCTCTTGAAGCTGTGATTGCTTCAATGGCAGACCCAGAGACACGTAAAGAAATGGTAGAAATGGCAACGATTGCAAGATTTGAGGGGTGATTGTGAAAAAGACAAAGATACAGACACAGACAAACAGCTTTGTCACTCACTACCCAGAAGCTAAAGAGTTTGCCAACCAGCAGCTAAAAGTCTTGTGGTTTCCTGATGAAGTAAAAATTGAGAAAGACATTCAGGATGTTCTTATTAATATGACAGAAGCGGAGAGGCATGGTGTTATTACCACACTTCGCTTGTTTACACTCTATGAACTGTTTGCGGGAAAAGACTACTGGACGGGTTATACGATGAAAAGGTTTCCTCGCCCAGAGATTCAGCGCATGTGTGCTGTGTTTGGGGCTTTTGAGCTTGGAGTCCATCAGCCATTTTATAGCCGGTTGAATGAATTGCTTAACCTGAATACAGATGACTTCTACCTTTCTTACGTGAAAGACCCTGTGCTGCTAGAACGCATGAACTTTGTAGAAGATATGATTGCTTCAAAGGACGACCTTTTATCCACAGCGGTCTTTTCTCTCGTGGAGGGGGCTGTCCTTTATTCTAGCTTTGCATTCTTAAAACATTTCCAAAGTAACGGAAAGAACAAACTTTTGAATGTAGTAAGAGGGATTAACTTCTCTGCTATTGATGAGAATCTCCATGCCCAAGGTGGGGCTTGGCTCTTCAAGACAGCCCTTGAGGAGAGGAAACATCAGATGAGTGGTTTGCAACTTGTAGAGTTGCAGGCTGCAATTGATAAAGCTGCAAGAGAAGTCTATGAACACGAGTGTTATATTATTGATATGATCTTTTCACAAGGAAAGATTGAAGGTATAACTGAGATACAGCTCAAGCACTTTGTAGAGTCTCGCATTAACATTTGCTTAAAGAATCTAGGGTACAAGCCGATATTTATTGTCAAGTATAACCCCATTGAAGACTGGTTCTACAGTGGAATTAATAATTATCAGATGGTGGACTTCTTTAGTGGTGTGGGAAGAGAGTACCAACGTGACTGGGATGAAGAAGCTTTTGTGTGGAAGAATGAAGAAGGAGATGGAAATGAGTGACTTTTATGAGGAGCTTTCTAACAGACGGAAAGCTGCACAAGAAAAAGGGGAGTACCCGGAGTGGTACACCACAGCAGGCTATTCGCTGTTTGAACAAAAATACAAGTACAGTGCATCCGGTTTCAGAGAGCAGGCACAGCGTATTGCTAAAACAGCAGCAAAACATCTTGGAAAATATGCGGAGGAGTATGAGCAGAAATTCTTTGATCTAATTTGGAAGGGCTGGCTCTCTTGCTCCACTCCCGTTCTCTCAAATATGGGTACAACTCGGGGTATGCCTGTTAGTTGTGAGGGGGGGTATGTAGAAGACTCTGTTGATGGCTTCTACACTGCTTTACACGAACAAGCTGTGCTTTCTAAGCATGGTTTTGGTACGTCTGTCTATCTTGGGGATATTCGCCCAAGAGGCACAGGTATTAGTTCGGGAGGAAAGGCTAGCGGCGTCCTCCCTGTATTGAAAAACTTCGTGCAAATGTCAAGAGACGTGAGCCAAGGCAGCAACCGTAGGGGGGCAATTGCCTCGTATCTTCCAATTGAACATGGAGATTTTTGGGAAGCTGTAGAGTATCTTGAGCAGGAACCAGATGACCTTAATATCGGTTGGAACGTCTCTGATGCTTTCGTTGCAAAGCTAGAGGCTGGGGATGATGAGGCTATCAAACGATTCAAGCGTGTCATGCGCGTGAAGATGGTAACAGGACGTGGGTACTTCTTCTTCCCAGATAAAGTGAATCGTAAGAGACCAGAGGCGTATGTAAAGAATAACCTTAGTGTCGTGGCGAGCAATCTCTGCAACGAAATAACCCTGCACAGTAACAAAGAGCACTCCTTCACTTGTGTTCTTTCAAGTATGAACTTGGCTAAATACGCCGAGTGGAAAGACACTGATGCGGGTTTTACTGCTACAGTGTTCCTTGACTGCGTAGCTTCAGAGTTTATAGAGCGTAGCCAAGGCATCCACGGACTTGAGAAGGCAAGGGCTTTTACAATTAAGGGACGGGCTCTGGGGCTTGGGGTCTGTGGTTTTGCAACTTACTTGCAAGAGAACATGATTCCTTTTGAGAGCTTCGAGGCTCACAATTGGAATAACCTCGTGTTCAAACAAATTGAAGAACAGAGTAAAGCAGCGAGTGTCTGGTTAGCGGAGGTGTTTGGGGAGCCTGAGTGGTGCTCTGGCCTTGGTGTTAGAAACACACATAGGCTTGCAATAGCTCCAACTAAATCCACAGCCCTTTTGATGGGTGGTGTGAGTGAAGGAATCAACCCTGACCCGGCGATGACTTACACACAAGCGGGGGCTGGAGGGGAGAGTCAGCGCATTAACCCGACACTCTTAAAGATAATGAAAGAGCGTGGTAAAAATACGAAGAAACACATTCAAGAGATTATTGATGCTCGTGGGAGCGTTCAAGGTGTTACTTGGTTGTCAGAGGAAGAGAAGCTCGTCTTCAAAACTGCCTTTGAAATAGACATGTCTGCACAGCTACGGTTAGGCTCTGGTCGTGCAAAGTACCTTGACCAGTGGCAATCTCTTAATTTATTCTTCAGTGCAGAAGAAGACCCAGCCTATATCGCACAAATACATAAGGAGGCTTTCTTAGATGAACGAATCCTCGGCCTGTACTATTGTTACTCTAAAGCTGGTGTTACCGCAGCTAAAGGGGAGTGCCTTGCTTGCCAATAATGTCACTCAATGGCCTTGACAAAGCTTTAAAAGCATGAGATATTAACCCCATGTCCGAAAGGATGTGGGGTTTTTATTTGTTTATTTGGAGGTTATTATGGTGACACAGGAGAGAATAGAGCTTGCTTGCAAGCTGGCAATGAAGCATCATGCTGGCCAGATGTATGGGAAGTATAGCTATATGCTCCACCTTGAAGAGGTGGCAGGACATGTTAAGGATATTGTCAGGAAGGGTTTGTTTAAATGTCTTGGTCTTGATCGGGAGACACTTATCTGCCTTGCGTACCTCCACGATATTATTGAAGATACGCCTTGCACTTTTGAGGAGTTGGCAGGTATTCTAGAGCTGGAGGGCGTGGACGCTATCAAGCTTTTATCAAAGAATATTGAAATTCGCTCTCACGAGGAGTATATTGCTAGTATCAAAACAAACAGATATGCTCGTATTGTTAAGATTGCTGATACATGGGCCAACCTTGACAATAGTTGGAAAGCGGGGAATACTAAGCGTATTGCCAAGTACACTAAACAATTGAACATGCTTTTGGAGGATTGATGAATAAGCGTATTGTGGTTATTGGTGGTGGAACATTCAGTTACGTGCGGGCACACCTCGCCCTGTCTGCACCGGCCTTTGGAGAGACTGCTCGTGTTATTGCAGCTGAGTGTAAGGCTCGCTTTGATAAGCTGGAGACAGACCTTGTGCTTACAAAGATGGCTGACAGCACGAGCAATCTTGTTACGACAACAGATGTTGAGTATTACGTGAGAGAGCTTGTGCAGGACAACACCGTCAAGGTTGTGTTCTTCAATGCCGCCATCTGTGATTTTGATGGACAGATTGGCTCTGTCGCTCCGGGGAAGTATGCTGAACGCTTGAAAACCAGCGTAGAGAAAGGGTATGCAATGAGGCTGACCCCTAGCCAGAAGATCATAAAGCTTATCCGTGAGAAGCGTAAGGATATATTTCTGATTGCCTTCAAGACAACAAGCGGTGCTACGCAAGAACAACAATATGAAGCCGGTCTCAACCTGTTGAAGACTGCAAGCTGTAACCTTGTGCTGGCTAATGATTTGGTGACACGCAACAATATGATTATCACACCAGAGGAAGGCGTATATTGGAACGCCAGAGACCGTAACGGAGCCCTTAAAGAGCTCGTAGACATGGCTTGGCATCGTACCCACCTGTCCTTCACACGGAGCACTGTGGTGGCAGGGGAGGCTGTTGCATGGGGCTCTGAGCAAGTGTACCCAGCACTTCGTCAGGTGGTCAATCATTGCATCTCTGCAGGAGCTTACAAGAAGTTCAATGGCGTAACAACTGGCCACTTTGCTTGTAAGATTGGGAATGGGGAGTTTCTTACCAGCATCCGTAAGACAAACTTCAATGACATTGCTAGGCTTGGCCTTGTTCGAGTAAAGACAGATGGCGATGACTCTGTTATCTCTTTTGGAATGAAGCCCTCTGTTGGGGGACAGTCCCAGCGGATTATATTTGCTGACAAGCCAGACACAGATTGTATCGTCCACTTCCACTGCCCCCTGAAAGAAGGTAGTGATGTGCCTGTTGTTAGCCAACGAGAGTATGAATGCGGGAGTCACGAGTGCGGAGAGAACACAGTACGCGGGCTGAAGAAATTTGGCAACCTTTATGCCGTGATGCTTGACAAGCATGGCCCTAACATTGTATTCTCTCACAACATTGACCCACAGGAGGTCATTGACTTCATTGACAAGAATTTTGATACCAGCAAGTCTACGTCTGGATTTGAACGAGTATATCTGGGGCTGGACTTGACAAACCCGTATTTTACTGTATCATTTGGGAATCAAATTTAGGAGACACAGTAATGGCACGTATTAACGGAGTGACAACACGATTTGCACCAGCACTCGGCTACACGCCAACAGCTCTGCGGGCTGGCATGGCTGAAGACCCAGAGGGTCAGTACGTTTCACTGGAAGACTATGAACGTGCTCTTGGTGTGATTCGTAAGCTCAAAACTAAGATTGCAAAGAAGGAACGCCGGGCTAAGTCTCTGAAGCAGGAGGAATGCAAATGAATGAAGATGGAACTTGGGCTGGCTTGTTTTCTCTGCTTCTCCTTTCAATCTGGGCCTGGCAGGACTTTGGTGGAGAGAAGATACCTGTCCACTATATAAAGGCTGCAGAAGTGGCTTGTGCTACAAATGGAGGTCTCTCTTATATTCGCCATGAAATTATGGAAAGAGAGGACTACGTTTGCAAGAATGGTGCTGAAGGGTTAATTACGAAGCACATCAAGTATATTGAGGGGGTTGCAGGTGAACACAGCAAAGCTAACTAACGTAGAGATTTATAAATGGCCTACTACTGGCAAACAATATGCCTATGGTCTTATCTCTGAAGACAGCCAGAAACGCTTCATTGATGGCTACCCTGTAAGGACAAGCTGCATTCAAGAGATTAAAGAGGTAGATGGTGTAATACAGATCAAGACGTTGAATACCACCTACATCGTTGTAGGGAAAATCCTGTACATGAATAAAGGAGATAAGAATGTCATTTCGTGAAAACTACCCCTACCATGTAATGAATAACAGTAGTGGTCGCCTTGTCCACTCTGTGCATACACTGCCAGAGGCAGAGAAGAAGGCAGAGGAGTATGCCCACAATAGCGGCTTCAGCCACTCTGTGTTGAAGATTGAGTTCACATTCTACCCCGTGAAGACTGTTGAGTCTTGCAAAGGGATTGTGCAAAGCCATACAAATGGGGATGCACGACCGTCAGGCAATCCGTAATCATCCAGTAAAGGAGACATGACATGATAGTTTGGAAGACCAACGAAATGAACTACGCCACTGTAGACCTTGATGGGCGTCTTTATGATGTTCATTTCTGGTACTACGGGAATGCACGCTACATGCTTGAGCATGTCTATGATCTAGCTGGGGCGTACATGTTATTTGATACTCTTCCAGAGCTGGATACAATTACATGCTTGCGATTTGAGTTTGCTTTGATAGATATGACAAATGCAGAAACCACATAACTTTTCAGGAGTGCTAGTAAAGCATCGAAACATGTACAACTACTGTGTATACTGTGGGCTTATCGCGTTAAAGAACAATGTAACAAAGAAATCTATAAACAAGCCCTGTCCCGGAAAGGAGTGATAAACATGCACCCAACTCTTGTAAAAGAAGGAACATCAACGCGTATTCGTCTTGACATTTGCCCTTACGAGCTAATCCATGACGTAATGACAGGAGAGGATAGGGAATTACTGATTGAGTCTCTGTCTTGTCATGATGAAGTCATCAACCACGTTGTCTGTCAGCTTGTAGAGGGATACACATACAACGGATTCTCAGGAACGTGGGCTACAAGCCGGACAACTGCTCTCCAGCAAGCACGAGAGAAGATTGCCCTGCAATACGACTATGCTTCAAAGAAGACAATCGAAGATATGCAGAGGCAGATTGAAAGCCTGAAGAAAGATGTAGAATATTGGCGCAAAGCGAAAGAAAGCCGCTGTCACTAGGCAATAAAAAGAAGGGCTCCCGTAAGGAGCCCTCTCTGAGGAAATTCTTATTTTTGCTATTCTTCTTGTTATTTCAATTAGAGCTTTGTTATTTTGATTAGGACTTGGTTAGTTTTTAAGAAAGTGACTAATCAACATGTCAAGCTTGTTCTCAATCCCCTCCATACGTTTACCCAAGCTATCCATGATACGCCTTTCAACTTCGATTAGCTGTGTCTGGGTAGCTGCTTCTTTTTGGATAGCATCCACTCTAGCCCTCTGGTCTTTAATCTCAGTCCACAAAAATCCAACGATCAGCGTTAAGAGTGTCAGGGCGAGGCCAATAATAGTAAGAACGTCCTGCATCATTTATTTCCATAAATCGTGTTCTGGTCTTGCACCCATTGGCGCAGCATTCTTTTGTCTGTGTTACAGTTTCCGAGACTACCGGCATTAGCCACTCCCCATTCTGCTGTAGGACTTAGCTGCTCTTCAGCCGTGACAAACTTATTCCCTTCAGGGATAAACTCATCAATCTCATGTACTCCACAATCACGGAGTAACGTAGCTGGAGGAACAACCAGTTTCACCTCTGGCTTCACACGTTGCTTGTCGAAGCACCCTGTCAAGGTGAGGGATACCAGCACCACCAGAACTCCTATCGCCATTTTCAGGGCTTTCAAGGCCATCATCTTGCTTCTCCGTTACAGCAGGGCATACAGGCTTCTTCCCCTCTCTCAATTGTTTAAGGAGCGCAGCCACCCGTTTATCCCTCTGCTCTTTCTCATCATCAGCTATTGTAACAGTGTTATCTGTCACTGCCTGACTCTCTTCTAAGTCTTCAATAGCCATCACAGCTACACTGTAGGCAAGATCAAGCTGTTCCGCTTTAGCTTTCAACTCCCCATTGGTAATCCAGCTAGTTTTCAACAGCCATGCAAGGAGGAAGATCATAGCCACTCCTAGACCTTCAATAATCAAGCGCCAAGGCAGGTTTTTAAGCCCTGTAAGGGCTTGTACCCCACTACCCAGTAGGGTAACTAGGGGTAGCATGTTATTCGCTCTCCTTGGGGCTGTTTTCCTTACTTCCGAACACAATAGAGGCTAACTTAGCAGCTAGGCCGTGCCCCCCAATCACTCCAAGGTAGATAAGCCAGATTAGAGGCTCATTACTCTCCATGATGATGAATTTGTATGTGGCAATAGCTGATGTAGTGAGGGCCAGAACTTTAGGAAGGGATAACCCCCCACTTGGGGTGAGGAACAAGCTTTCTATACTGGCTTTCCAGAATGTTATAATTGCTTTCATTTAATTACTGTTCTCCAATCTCCTCCGAGGAAGAGGAGGGACTCTGCTCTACGTCTCTTGACTAAGCCGGGGAGTTCTTTACCATTAGCTTTTGTCCAACGTAGAAACTCTTTACTTACTCCAGTGTAGTCTTTCTGTAGAAGCTTCTTGAGGAGGGTACTTGTCTTGAAAGCCCCAATGCCAACATTATAAGCAAAGGCAATTAGAGCGTCCATCTGGTGTTGGTTGATAACAACATCGCTTACCAATACCCAAACCTGCCTGCTAAACTTATCAACATCTATAGCTAGAAGCTCTTCAGCTCTAGCGGCAGAGATAACTACGCCTAGCCTAGCCTCTGGCACCCCAGTTGTTCCATACCCAATAGTCCACACACCGGCAGGGCACTTATAGGCTTTCAAAGAAAGCCCTTCAAAGTGTTTGATTAGGTCTATACCTGTCTGGCTGGTATTCATATCAAGCCGCCTATCAACTTAACGCTACTTCTTCTACAGAAAGAGTATTGCTATAACCAGCGAAACCACCTTCTGTCACACTAATAGAGAACGTATTCACACCAGCAACAGGGGAAATACACTTCACAACCGTAATTGTAGCCCTCTGGTCTCCGCCGCCACCTACAGACCCGCCCCCTATCCCACTAGTAATAGTCCCACCGTTTTGTAGAAGGGCAAAACTTAATGGCTGGGTGGCACCACCACCATTCGAAAGATGTACACATACTGTCACCTTAAAAACAGTACCAGACGCTACTGGGGATATTGATAGAGATAACGCACCAGTGCTTTCTACATACTTAATTTGCTTTACGGGGGTATTTAAGAGCGCGTCAGTTTCAGTTTTAGTGTAGACAGAGAGAGCAGTACGCCATGCTGCTGGGTCTGTCACTCCACTTCCATTACCAATCTGCGTAGTGTGTGTTGCTACTGTGGAAGCCAGTGAATCAAAAGCACTCTTCTCAACAAAAGCCACAGTCCAAAATGCAGAGTTTAGCGGATTGGTTGGGTCTTTAGCCCCAATACTAACAACATTAGGGCCATTGTCTGCCAAACACCTGTATACCTTCCCATCGCTCCCCTGTGTATAGGAGTTTACTCCTGCCCCACCTTCATAATCTGTAAGAGTGTCCCATTCAGGAATGCCCGACTGATATAGGTATGCAATTGCAGAGTCTTGCCGATTGTCAAGCCAGTTGAAATACTGTCTGGGAGGCTTTACTGTCTCCCACCCATTTGTAATATAGCTGTCTACAGGCTTGGTGTTGTCACCAAGGCTTGCCCATACAGCAGAAAAATCTGGTTTTACACGAAATGCCATTATTTAGTCCTCAGAGTTAAGGTGGATGTGGAGGTTCCGCAAATATCAGTCCCACCAGAAGAGGCGTATACTTAGCCACTCTCTTCTCACACAGCGTTATACAGCGGGGAGTTCCCCAAAATCATCTTCGTCCAACCACGTAGTCCCATCAAAGAACCAATGAGAGCTATCGCTCTTATCTAGCACCCTTAGCCCTGCAAAAGCTGTTGTGTGGTTATGGGACGAGTCATAATCAGACACAAGCGCGTTTGTTGTTGTAAGAATATACCTGTTGCCATTAACCACTGCTGGAAGGCTCCCAACAAAGCCTTCAATAGCTACCTGTGATAAGGCACTTAATCTTGTATAGTTATCGTCAGTCCAAATAT